AGGAGATGTCCCTCACGAACCATATTCACGACAGCGGAGATGCTCTGCTTGCCGCCGCGCTTCCTGACACGCACTCCGCGCAACTTGCCGCGTTCTGTGATGTCCAGTGTGATGGCCCAGGTTGCGTCGTGTGAAATCCCTGGGTCTACTCCCTGAACATATCGGTGGTTCCTTGTTGGCTTCAGGTCATCCTCAAGCGTCCTGTAGGATGCAAGGATGGACTGGCTCCAGAAGAACGCATCGCGGGCTTCAATGAAGAATCCGTCAATGTTCTGTGGAATAAGGTATTCGGCTTGCTGGCGAACAACGTCATCAAAGTTGTCCTGCGTCAGACCGTAGCCAATGTTGTCGCGGGTAGAGAGTCGGAAGGAGATGAACTTCTCATCCTTCGCTGGGTTCTCTGGATTTCCCCGTTCCCACAGCTCCGCGTAATCGTTGATGCCTTCGCTTGGTGTCCCGATGAAGTGGAGTGGTCCACCAGTGGAGAGTCGGCGGAGGTTGAGTACCTCTTGGTAGATCATCACGAGATGCGGCTCAAACGCCGCTTCGTCAAATGAGACCCCGTTCATATCCTTACCAAGGAGAGCCTTCGCTCGATCCTGTGTGGTGCGGAAGTGGATGCTTGCTCCACCAACCATTGGATTGAACTTGACCCAGGCATACTCACCGCGATACTTCTTCTGGGTATCTACGACCTTGCCAAGTTCCTTAATCATAGCACATCCGCGTCCACGTTGCGCTGGATGCGCACTGGAGAGGATGGTCTCAATCTCTCGGAAGACCAGCTCTGCGGTCTCCTGCTGGATGCCTACGTGGTACCACTCGTATGGAGTGTCTAGCCACTTGCGGTAGGAGTCTGGATCGCCTGCTTGTGGGTTGGCCAGTCCTAGTTTATATAGCGCGTGGTGGAGACACACAACAGCCATAGCAAGAGTCTTTCCTGCACGGTTCCCAGCTGAGACAACGGTCGTAATGTACCTCGGTCGATAACCTGTAGCGTCTCTCTCACTGCACGCCTTCCACCAGGCTACTTGCCCAGGATTTCCCTGAATACCCAACCAGCGAAGAGCAAAGAATTCAATGTCCTCACGTCCGCGAGCAAGATCAATAGCGATATCATTTGTTAACTGCCTCAAGACTTCTTCGCCTGTAGGCGAGATGAAATGCTCTTAGCCTTGGAGCGAGCATCCGCCTTGCTGCTAGAACCCCAGGCCTGAAGCGACAGAAGGAGTCGGGTCGGCTTCCCCTTCGCATCGCGTTCAGGACCTGGAGTATTTCCCATTCGTGCGAGGAACGATGCTCGTCGCGGATTGTCGCCGCTCTTGACTGGAGCCTTCAATGTGCCGCCAGTCTGCGCCTTGTACGAGGCCCGACCCTTAGCGTTGAGACCACCCTTTGGGCTTTGTCCCTCTTTACGCTGCCACGCTGCTGTCTTCAATCTCTTACCTCATTGTGGAAATATAGTACTTCTGCGACCCTTGTGATCTTTCCACCGTGATCCGCAAGACCGTTGATGAATGTTCCGTCTGCCTCGTAGTGGCGATCCTTGTAGCCAACGCTACGAGCATAAGATGTCTTAACAATGTAATTGCCAGAGGTGGAACTTCCAGAACTGAAGTTTGGAGTAGGGGACTTGCTCCATCCGCAGAAGACAACATCGCTGCTTTCCTGCGCCATCATCTTTTCGATGTAGGTCTTGTCGTACGAGTCGTCGTGGTTGAACCAGCCCGTGTAGTCAGATGTCGCCAGGTCAAGCCCCTTGGCTCGCTTCTCGTGGCCCCAGTCGTTGAGGTTCGGCTCCGCATAGAATGTAGCGCCAGTGTAGAGCTTTCGCGCAATCTCACAAGGAGTGTCAGAAGCAAGAACAATGATTTCATCTGGCGGTCTACTCTGAGCAAGAAGCGCAGCAACCGTCCGAATCATTGCCGCCTCGTTCTCGTGAACAGTCACAACTGCTGTGAACGTCGCCACGGACCCTCCCGATGATGTCGCTTGTTGAGATGCCCTTGGTGTATGGAATGTAGAGCATTGAGATGCCCCTCATATGCAGCCATTCGTGGCTGATTCCCAATTGGTCAATGAGTGCATCTCCAGTCCAGTCATCACCGTGGGCGATGTACTTGACCTCCTTGTCACGGATTTTGTCAATCGTCAGACCGCTGTCTTCGTCTCCGATGTTTGTGATGACATCATCAACCCAGCGGCAGGAACGAACCGACTCAATCCGCTCACCGAGGGTGAGGACTGGCTTACGCTTGTACCTATCACAGAAGTCATCGGTGTTGATTGCCACAATGACCTTGCCGTGTTGAGCGCATTGCTCAAGGAACCGAGCGTGTCCGTAATGGAATAGGTCGAACGTCCCACCGACGTAGACCCAGGAACTCATCAGCCCTTAGCGAGTGCGCGGAGTCTCTTGATATTAGCCAACTGCTTCGGACCAAGCGTTGCGCCGCTCTTCTTAAGGTTTTGCAACTTGGTGAATCGGGCAGCCTGAAGTGTATTAAGTCCCTTAGTTGGAGACTTCATATTGATCTGCCCTTCGTTGCCGTAGGTAAAGTCAATGTTCTTGCTTGTGTCAATGCCACCTGGAATATCATTTCCGTATTGGTCGTATCCACGCAACTTAGAGACAATTTCCCTACCCTTTTCTTCCATACCAGCGGATCGCCAGTAATCAAGAATTTTCTTTGCCGACATCCCATATCCGCCCTGGTCATCATTGAGCTTTCCGCCAAGAGCGTAGAAGTTTTGCTCAATCTGAGAAGCATTTGGTCCAAACTTGTCAATTGCCTTTTGAGCACGGGCCAACTGCTTATCGTACTTTTTACCAGTAGTAGTTGCGGACGGCATCTTATTTACTGCTCGCATATACTTAATCATATTTACCCGTGACTGGTCATATGAAAGCCTACCAGAAAGAACCGCACTCTTTGAGATCTGTTCGGCGGTCAGTGGAACACGAGGAGTATTTGTCTTTGTTCCATCAGTGGTCCCAGGTTCCGCTGCGGTTTCACCAGTTCCCTGCATCTGCAAGATGTTCTTGATGACGCTTCCAGCGACATTGCCGCTAGTAGCATTCGTCCCAAATAGTCCTCGGCGTGCCATCTTATTCGCCCTTGTAGCCAAATGCTACGTCGTTAGGGTTCAACCAGCGAATGACCACTGGAAGGATGGCAGCAAGTCCAGCGGCAACTACGCTCTTCAGCGCGTCGCCGTCAAGGTCAAATGCTGAACCGCCAAGTGCGAGGAACTGCGCCAAGCAGGCAGCAGCGAATGATCGACCCCAAGATGCGAGAAGTGCCTTCTGTTCCTTATTCATAGTGTCTCCTACTTCTTTACGATGATGCAACGCTTAAACGGTGCATCACCCTTGCTTGAGGCGATTGCCTTCAGTTCCTTGTCCGTCACCGTGACGGCAAACTTTTCCTTACCCTTACCAGAGAATGTTGGGTCCGCGAACTGGAAACCCTGTTCCTCGGACCAGGCTGCGGCGGTCATATGACCATACGTCGCGCCAGCGTGCCTACCGATGTATCGTTTGTGCCACGCGCTGAGGGCCTGTGGCGGGTAGTTCTTTGCTGCGTCCACGTTGATGATGAGTGCTGCGCCCTTCTTGAGGCTTGCCACGCAGTCGTCCCAGTCCCTCGGATATCTGGCGTTGGCGCCAAGTACCTTGCAGGTCTTTATTAGATCCCATAGACTTGAACCGTTGTCGCTGACACCCTGCTTCTCCTTGAATCCAGTAGCCTTCTCTTTTGCTGCGATACCCTCACCAGCGGTGATCTCCTTGCCGAGGACCCAGGAGGACGCGCACGCGGCGCTGGACGGTCCACAGTCATCAAGTACGCCGCCAGCCTCTACGTGGTCAAGCTGTGACCTAACCTTCAATTGCATCAAGCGGCTCCTTAATCTCTGTCGCCTCTAGGAGTTGGTAGGTGGCAACTCCACCGAGGATGCCTGCGAGGGTGAGTGCAATCTCTCGATCCGCACCCTTCTCCTGTCGGCGGTCAATCATCTCCTGTGCGCGGAGTCCTTCAGCGAGGGTCGGAGTCATTAGACCCTCCTCAACTGCGGAGTGGACGTAGTCACGGACAAGTCCCGCCAGGTCACCGCTGCCCTTGATCGTCTTCTGCTGCTTCTGCATCACCTTGACGGCCTGCTGGC